GGAGTAGAAACGAATGCCAAGGGAAAGATATATAAGATCTAATGTTAGGGTTGTATACGACGACCCTAAAAAGAGTTATGCACAAGCATATTTACAGTTTAAGGTTAATGTTTGGCTCGTGTTTCATAAGTGGGTAAATGTAAACTCAAGCTATTACACTGATTGCTGGGGGAAATCATTAACACCAGATCAAATTTTTAACAACCTAAAGAAAGAAGGACAAGAATACAAGAGTGTTAAGTTGCGACAACGGAATTTTGACAAGGCAATATAACCTCTTGGCTAACCGCGCTTGCGGATAAATTTAACGGAGATATAACGTGACATATAACGATGGAATAAATGAAGATAACGAAAAACAGCCAACTGTAGCAAGTCCGATTAAGCCACTTGTTATGTTGCCCTGTCCGTTTTGTGGTGGTGGCGTAAAACTTGAGCGCTATAGTAGCGATAGAGGTAGGGACGCAAGTAAGGTGGAGTGTTATTCATGCGACTTTACAGTAATTAAAAACAGTAAGGTTGAAACTATTAACGCTTGGAATAAAAGGGCAATATAACACTACGATTAACGGGGTTTTTTCCGCTTTTAACTCAGTAGACCAGTTTATTAAATAACTGGTTTGCATAGTGAATTAATTAAACGAATGTAGAAAGAGAGAAAATTATGAATAAGCCTAAAGGCGCTGAATACTACGTTGATGGAAGTTATTATAAATATGGCTTTCACAACGTAGTTTATCGGCATAATGGTAATGAGTGGGTATCGTCAACAAGAGATATCGAAGAAATTAAACGTGAAGATAGGAAACAAAATAAATGAACAATCAACAACAGCAATACCAGCAAAATAACCAGCAGCAAAGCCAAGGCGGTTACCAACAACAGCAACAACAGCAACAACAGCAACAACAGCAACAACAAACTAAACAGCCAGTGGCTAAAGGTTTGGTTCAAGTTCCAGTTGGTACCTTTGCCAGTAAAACAGAATTTGAACAAGATGGCAGAACGCCAAAGCAAAAGACTGAATTCCTTCCTATGGGGCGTTTTACTGATTGGGTTACCCATGTAAGCGTTGAAGTCGTGATTGATGGTAAAAAAGTTCAGATGATGCTTTTCCGTGATCAGAACAATAACCAGCAAGGCGGCTATCAGAATGGCTAAAAAACCTACTTACGCTGAACTGGAAGGAAAGGTTCAGTTCTATGAAGAAGCTATTGGCGAAGCTCGTAAGCAAATTATGAAGGCACTACGAGATAACAAGCTTTGGAATCCTGAGTTCCACCAGCAAGAGTTAGTAGCTATCACAGCAATATTCTTAGCAACCAAGAAAACCTTGGACGCAAAAGAAAAGGCGCTACATTTAGCGATTGAATTTATCGGCAAGTTTGAAGGTGATCAAATGCTTGGTCACGAGTGTTACGACACGCTTGATAAAATCAATCGCCTAATTGCTGGCGAATCGTTAGAAGAAACCATGAATAAACAGGTGAAATAATGAAATGATAAAGGGCGTATTTGAAAATGATATGGTTCCTTATCGTGAATATTGGGCGCTTAAAACGGCTCAGAATGATGTTGCTATGTGGTCGCCCAGCGGTAGCGACTCACTAGCTAATGATTGGTTAATAGTGGAGTAATAAAAATGGGCGAAAATCCAATTATGAAGTATTTTGCTTACGAGCATTTACCAGAAAAATTACAGGTAGTAAGTAAGCCGTTTGGTGAGATAGCCAAACAAATGAATGAAACCCTTCCCGAAGGGCCAGAAAAAAGCGCCGGGCTTCGAAAGTTGCTTGAAGCTAAAGATTGTATGGTTCGATCTTCACTGTAAGAACTGTACGCCAATTATACAAAGGTCGCTTAATTGCGGCCTTTTTGCTAGTATAAAACCATGCTTTTGACAATCATAACCAACATTGAGGCGTTAAAAATGCCAGTAAAAACCAAAAACTTTAACCCGGCAACGGATAAGAAGCTTCTTTGTACTTGTGGCCATGCTAATTGTGACAAGCGAAGCGTAAACCAAAACACGTTACACCGACTTCAAAAGGTTCGTGATGATGCTATGCGCCCTTTAACAGTTACTTCAGGTGGTCGATGCCCTAACCATAAAAATGAAGTTCACCGCACAACCCCGGCTGATCATCAAAAAGGTATAGGAATTGATATTGCCGTTGCTGGTGGTGTTGAACGTGCTCAATTAGTTACTTTAGGCCTAAAGCATGGTTTTAACGCTATCGGTATAGCTAAAACATTTGTTCACTTAGGTTATCGTGAAGGCCAGCAACCTGTAATGTGGGTTTATTAATATGCTTGAATTAATTAAGGGTATATTTTCTAGCGGTAATGCTATTGAAAAAATTGCTTCAGAGTGGATTGAAACAGACATGGAGAAAGCCGAAGCTAATGCTGTTATGGTTAAAACTCTTGACCCTAACGGTATGATGCGAAGGGAGTTATCTCGCAGAGTAGCAACTTTGTACGCCATCTATCTACTTACAGCTTTATTTTTATTGGCGGTTGAGTTTATTTCTGTAATGCTTGGCTTGGATATGAACTTTGAACAACTGGCTTCAACTACCGAAAAAGTGAAAAGTTTATTTCTACCTATCAGCACTTTATTTGGAATTATTGTAACTGCCAGCTTCGGCGTTAATTATGCCAACGTAAAACAAAGTAAGTAAGTTAAATCTCAACATGAGGAAAAGTACCATGATTGAAGAATACAAAAATATAAAAGATTTTGAAAATTACGAAGTTTCCAATACTGGAATTGTTAGAAATAAAAGAAGAAAAAAAGAGCTTTCACAGCAATTTGAGAAGAACGGTTATTTACGTGTAAGTCTTGGTAGGGGTAACTTGTTTTATGTTCATCGTTTAGTTGGCATGGCTTTTTGTGAAGGTTACGAAGAAGGGCTTCATATCAATCACATTGATAAAGACAGATCAAACAACAACGCTAAAAACTTGGAGTGGGTTACTCAGCAATGCAATAATGAGTATTCTTTTTCTAAAAATTACAGGTTTATTGATCCTCACGGCGAAGTTCGAGAGGTTTTTAATTTGGATAAATTTTGCCGAAAGCATTCGCTAAACAGCGGTCACATGAACTCAGTCCATAGTGGAGGAAGGCATCATCACAAAGGATGGGTTAAAGGTTGATGCTAAGGTATCAAAGCGTTAAGAAAATGATATACTTTTAAAAAAATAATGGATAACAAATGGATAAGTATATGCCAGTAGACATCCTTAGCTTTATTCAACGCCTTCAAGAGTATGGCGTTCTTGGTTACGCTTGGATATTGCTCGTAAGCTTTTGGGCTGGTACGGCTAAGTATCTAACAAACCTTAACGGTGAGAAACCAACCTTCTTAGGCTGGTTAACTGAAACTTGCGTTAGCGGATTTGTTGGAATTATCGCGGCAATGACTTGTCAATATTATCAATTAGACTTTCTTTTAACTTCGGCTATCACTGGTATTTGTGCTCATAACGGTGCTAGGTCGTTATACCTCATCGGCCAATTGTTAAAAAAAAACACTCCGATACTTAACCAGTTAGTTGAAGAGCCTGTTAAAACAAAACTACATCATAGAAAAGCTGACAAAAAATGACACAGTTAATTGAAACCATAAAAGAAAATCGCTGGCGTAATGGTAAGCGGTTTTTATTCTTAAATAACATTGATGAAATACTTGCTGGCGAGTCCGCAGATATACTGATATGTGTTGGTGATAAAAACGTCATTCTTGAAAGCATGAACGTAAAGGCCAATGTTGAGTCATTATCTTGGCAAGGATTTATTGGTGTTGTAGCTGATACTGGTTCTGGTGATAATATACTACCACTACCCAAGAACGCATCAGCCGACACAGAGGCCGGAATGAATGCTGTTTTATCGCCAATAGTAACAGTACCCGGGCAACCAATAACGGTGTCGCTAAATATGGTAGCTGAAATATACAGAAATAATGCGTATTATTTAAATCAAACATTAATTTCTTCTGATTTCACATTGCTAGCTAATACATGTTACGGAATTCAAATAAAAAATACATCAGACAAAGACACTTCAGTGCAGCTAATAATGAACATTTCAAACGAGTAGTTTTATGGCAAGCAAACAACTATCATTCACACCTCAACAAATGGAGTTAGCCGCAAAGTTAACTCCACTTCAACGCAAGTTCATTATAGAGCTAATCAAGCCAAACACTTCACAAAGACAAGCTTATATCAAGGCTGGCGGCAAAGCAGCAACACCAGAAGCGCAAGACGCAGCATCTAGCAGAATGTTAAGCGATGTTAAGGTTAAGGCTTTCTATGAAGCTATGATGGAAGTTCAAACGATTGATTCAATAATGACTCGTGATGAAGCACTTGAAAGGCTATCAAAATCAGCTCGAATCAAGATAACTGATGTTTGTACGTTTAAATATGTTGAGTTCACTGATAAAGAGACTGATGAAGTCTATATGAACACTGTTTGGACTATGAAGGATGCTGAAGACATTGATCCTGATGTAGCAGCTTGCATTAAATCAGTTACCTTTACTAAAACAGGACCAAAGATAGAGCTTTATGACGCTAACGGCTCAATTAAAATGCTTTCAGATATTCAAGGTTGGAATGCTCCTAAGCGAACTGAAATAACCGGGAAGGACGGCCAAGCACTTCAATTGAATGCGAATGTTGAAGCTCCTGAAATTGCCAGCGCATTAGCTGGATTAATGGAAAAATTATAATAGTTATAAATCAAAGGGTTAGTTAACTTCCCTCAGTACATATATACAAGGTGAAATTTGAGCGACATTCTTCAGTGGGAAAACATGACCGATGCGGAAAAGATAGCGGTCAAAGTAGCAAGTGAATCCTCTTTTGAGGCTTTTATGCGTATATTCTTCCAATTACTTCAAGGGCAGAAGTTTAAAAAGAACTGGCACCACACTTATGAATGTAAGTTGGCTGAAGCTGTTTATGAAGGAAAGATCAGGCGCGGTATTATCAACGTAGCGCCCGGCTCAACAAAAACAGAAATCTGGTCAATACATTGGATATGCTGGTGTATTCTTAAATCAATCTCAAAACACAAGGTTGATGACCAAGGCGAAGTCATTCACCCCGGCGTTTCTACTCGGTGGCTTCCTCTTTCTTACTCTGATGATCTTGTTACTGAGAACGCCAAGCGTGTTAAAGAGATACTTGACTCAGAAGAGTTTCAAACGCTTTGGCCTGTAAAGGTTGATCCAACAACTAAATCAAGCGCCAACTGGTGCTATCGTGACAATAACGGCAACCGACACCGCCTTTATGGTACTTCAATCAATGGTCAGGTAACTGGTCGCCGTGGTGGTTACATGGTTGATAATGAGTTTACTGGTGCTGTTATCCTTGATGATCCTATGCCTCCTAAAGATATGGACTCAGGCTTGAAGATGGATAACGCGAACAAGAAACTTAACCGGGTTGTTCGCTCCCGTCTTGCTCACGATGATGTTCCAATCATCATGGTTCAACAGAGAATAGCTAAAGGTGATAGTACCGACTTCCTTCAAAGTGATAAGTCACCTGATACTTACGAGCAATTCAAGATCCCGGCACTTGTTGACCAAGAATATGTTGATACTCTTCCGGTAGATATGAAGGAAGCTTGTCTTCGTGATACTGGCTTTACTGGTAAACGATGCTCGTACTGGCCAGACAAAGAACCAACTGAAACCTTATTGGCAATGGAAAACGCTGATAACTATATGTTCAGTGCTCAGTATCAGCAATCGCCTGATGATGCTCTTCAAGAAGGCGTTGTTTACAAGAAAGAGCTTGAGCGACTAATTGAAGAAGGTCGCTTTACTCATGTTCCAGTTGAGCCAGCACTTCCAGTTTATACCTATTGGGATCTTGGTATTAATGACGATATGGTTTTATGGTTGATGCAACCTCACGGCAAAGAGCTTCGGTTGATATCTTGTTATGGTAACCGTGATGAAGGAATGGAGCATTACATTAACTGGTTGAACGATTTTAAAGATAAGTATGGTATTCGTTTTGGTGAGCACTTAGCGCCGCATGATATTTCAGTTAGAAACCTAATGACTCGTGAAAGCCGTCTTGATACTGCTAAACGTATGGGTATCAAGTTTAAGTTAGTTCCTCGTTGTGAAAGCAAGCGCGAATCAATCAACGCATTGAAGAAGTTATTCCCTCGTATTTGGATTGATAAAACTCGTTGTGATACTGATATTGCTGGCAACACTGGCGACCTTGCTCATAAAACTGG